CTGCAGCTACAGCTAAAGGCTCTGCCTTGGCTGCTGCTGATGTTATCGAGTGTATCAATGTTCCCGCCAATACTCTCATCTTGAATGCTGGTCTTGAAGTTATCACCGTCTTGGGTGGTGAGCCAAACGATACCACTTTCGATTTGGGCGTGACTACTACTGAGCCTGACAACTTCGTTGATGGCTTTGATGCTGACGCTGCTGCTGCTGGTGCTTACGCACAAAACGCTGCTGCTTATCAGCCTTTGGTGATTGGTACTGCTGACACTATCGACTTGTTGATCGCAACTGCTACTACTGCTCCCACCTCTGGTGAAGTGCGTGTATGGGCTGTGTTGATGAACATCGATGGTCGCCCAGCCCGTGCCTCGGTGGACCGTGAGCAACTGGCTTAATAGCTAGTTAATACTGGGAGGGGCTTAACCGCCTCTCCCTTTTATTGTTTAAAAATTATGTCTACATACATTTCTTTAACGAATGAATTGCTACGAAGAATGGGTGAGGTCGTTATGGACTCCACCGAATTCGATAGTGCTAGAAACATCCAAGCTCTAGCAAAGAATGCTATCAATTCATCCATTAGAGAATTGATGCACTCCGCACAAGAATGGCCTTTTGCCTTAGCTACCCAGACACAGACACTAACTGTTGGTACAGGTGTGTACAGTTTTCCTACTGATACATCCACTGTAGACTGGGATTCTTTTTATTTAAAGAGACTCACTGCAGCTAACAATCAGCCTTCCCGTCTTTCTGTTCTTACTTACACTGACTACCTAAACAACCATCGTCCTCAAGAGGACACTAATGGTACTGGTGGTTATGGTCCTACTATTGCTGTATATCAAACACAAGAGGCTAAGTTTGGTGCTACTCCTATTCCAGATCAGGCATATCAGATTGAATATAAGTATTGGTCTTTCCCTGCTGACTTAGCTATATCTACTGATGTAGCTATTATTCCAGATAGATTTACTAATGTATTAATTGATGGTGCTATGTTCTACATGCTGATGTTTAGATCTAATGAACAAGGTGCAGCAGTATATAAAGAAAAATTTGATGTTGGTATTAGAGCAATGAGAAGACTGTTGCTGGATGAACCTATGTATATGAGTTCTACAGCATCTGTTAGTCCCTCATTCCATCCTAGAGTGTTTTAATGGCAGATAGAATTAATGGCTTTAAGGTGACATGTATTGGTGGCATGAACACCAATAGGGATGTACTATCTCAAGGTGAGATGTATCCCGGATCTGCCACACAGCTTATTAATTATGAGCCAGCTATTACTGGTGGCTATAGACGGATTAGTGGATATGCTAATAGTTATGGAACCGTAACTGGCACAGGTAATGTGCTTGGTGTTATGATTGCAGAGAACTTAAATGATGGCATCTTTGCTTGTCGCAAACCTTCTTCTGGTACAGACTACTTTTATAAGTGGGTAGCTTCTTCATCCACTTGGTCAGCCATTACAACTCCAGCAGGTGTTACGATGGTGGGAGTTAAGAAGGTTAGATTTACTAGATATAATTGGAGTGCTCCTAAGTTTGCATTAACTGATGGAATTAACCCTGCTGCTGTGTATGATGGAACTACATATACACAGATTACAGATGCTAATGCACCTAACAGTCCTAAGTATTCAGCAGCTTTTAAGAATCATTTATTCTTAGCTGGTGATCCTACAGATCCTTACAATTTATATATCTCTTCTCCATTATCAGAGACAAACTTTAATCCAGCCAATGGTGCTGCTGTTATTAATGTTGGCTTTGAGATTGTGCAGATTAAACAGTTTAGAGATACGCTGTACATCTTTGGTAAGAATGCCATTAAGAGTTTGACAGGAACTAATATTGCTGACTTTGTTGTTGGCGAAGTGACAACAAATTTAGGTTGTGTTGTTCCAGATAGTGTGATAGAACTGGGTGGTAATCTAGTATTCCTTGGTCCTGATGGTTTTAGACCAGTGGCTGGAACAAGTAAGATTGGTGATGTGGAATTGGAAACAATTTCAAAACAAATTCAATTCACCATTACAGCAATCTTACAAGAACTTGTAGCTGGTTCTATTGATCCTGAAACATTAAGTTCTGTAGTAATTCGTAAGAAGTCACAGTTTAGATTGTTCTTACCAGCCGAAGGAACCTTTGGTTTGTTAGGTGGTCTTAGGGCCAGTGAAGGTGGTGTATCTTTTGAGTATAGCCAGCTTTTTGGTTTTCCAGCTACATGTGCTGCTAGTGGATACAATGGGTTAGAAGAAGTTATTATTCATGGGGATGCTACTGGTAAGGTGTATAAACAAGAGACAGGAAGTTCTTTTAATAGTACAGAAATCTTGAGTGTTTACCAAACACCTTTCTACTATTTTCAAGATCCTTCAATCCGTAAAAACTTCTATAACATTTCTACATTCTTGCGTAGTGAAGGATCGACTAGTATTGTGATGGGTGTGGCTTATGACTTTGATGACTCTGTTAATGTCTTCAATCCAGCCAACTATAACATTTTAACAACTGGTGCTGCTGCTTATTACAATGAAGCCATCTATGATGCTTCAGCAATTTATGATGGTAATCCATCACCAGTGGAAAAGACAAACATTGAAGGCTCTGGATTCTCCATTGCTTTCAAATATGTGACTAATGATCAGAATGCTAGTCATACGATTCAGGGCTTGGTCTTGAATTATTCGATGAATGACAGACGCTAAGGAGAACTACCTTGACAGGTTATGTAAGACAATCTGCTGCTGACATCGTCCCAACGGGCGTAGTTCGTGCTGCTCCAATTAACAATGAGCTTAATGCTCTTCGTGATGCCTTTGCTACTGCTGCTGGTCATAAGCATGATGGCACTGCTGCTGAGGGTCATCCTGTTCCTGTCATTGGTGACGCTGACTTATTAAATAAGATTGCTACAGATACAGTTGTTACCATTAAACAAGGGCATTTAACAGATGCACAAACCTGCCAGGTAACAGCCCAAACCAATCAAGTAAATGCAGAAGTTGCTCTAAAGTTACCTGAAGAAGTTGAGTTAGTTAAACGTAATCAAACAATGCTAACTACACAGATAGCACAGGTAAATGCAGAGACTACCCTTAAGTTACCTGCTGAAATTAGCCAACTAGGGGCTCAAACTGCTTTACTAAACTTTGACTTAGCTACAGTAAAGCCTGTTGAAGTGGCTAATTTAACTAAGCAAGGCGCATTGGTGGATAGTCAGAAAGTTGTAGCAGATAACCAAGCTTTAAATGTTACGGCAGAGACTGCTCAAATAAACTATCGCACTACTTACCAAATACCTGAAGAAGTTAAAGTTATTAAGTATAATCAGGATATGGTAGTAGCACAGGCATATAAAGTATCAGTAGATACTATTGTAGCCTCTAAGCAAGGTGCATTACTTGATGCTCAAGTATGTGAGGTAAAAGCATCAACTAATAAAACTAATGCTGAGGTAGCTTTAAAGTTACCTGAAGAAGTAGAAATTTTAAAACGTAATCAGACTCAGCTAACTTCCCAAATAGCACAGGTTACATACACCACCTCTACCGTATTACCTGCTCAAGTAGCTTTAACTACAGCACAGAAAGATAGTGCAGATGCACAGACAGCTTTATATGCACAAAAGACAACAACTGAGTTAGCTCAGACCGTTAGCACACCTGCCGCTAATTCAGTGATGGGTGTACAGAATGCTTTGATGGTAAAACAGACTGAAAACTATGAACGAGATGCAGAGCAGAAAGCAGCTAAGATTATGATTGATACTTGGAACGTAAGACGCAACCAAGACCCTGATACGGCAGAAATGCTTGAATCCAACAGATTACGGGAGCAGGATATTGGTATAGCAGTTGCCGCATTACTCGCAGGTCTGTCAGCGTAATGGGGGGTATCTTTAGTACTAAACGTGAAACTAAAGCGTTTACAGCTATTCAACGAATGTCTGATGATGACAGTATTATCCTATCCTCTAAGGTTGCAGTAATGCACTACATCTTAGAGAATGCAGGTAAAACTTCCACATCAATATCAGATAAGTCCTTACCCAATTACCTTATTGAATACTCACAGAGAGCCTTACCTCGTCGTTGTGAGCAGGCATACAACTATGCCAATAGCGGTCACTACGCCTATGGTTTGCCAACGGCAGGGGAAGCCACAGTACAAGGGGTAAACCTATCTACAGCAGTCAAAGCCTACCTTGATGCAACATCAGGCCATACAGTGACTATGGTGTACGCATTTATTGGGGATGCTAATTATCAGCACTTCTTGTGGAAGAAATTAGAAGATGAATATGGGTACAATCCAACAACCAATGAATTAGAAGCCTTAAGCATTACAGAGGGTTTTCCTTGTTACCTTCAGACAGGTAAATTAGTCTTTGGTTCTGCCACTGTACAGAGTACTGAGTCGGGTTCTGTAATGGAGCAGTACGGGTACTCTACAGAGAGTGGGGAGTGTGCTGCTCGAAGTCAAAACTTAAGTGCTGCTGCTGTTACGCCTGATGTAGATACCGATGTGCCCGATGCCTATGCAGAGCTTTCTTATCAGTATGTTGAAATCATCCCTGATGTAACAGACCCGCCTAATGCCGTAGTCAACAATCTAAGTACCACAACCATAGACGGGTATGCTGAGAAAGATAGTTCAGTGCAGATACTTGTAAACACTGTGCCCACCACAACAGTAACCGCAGATGTTGATGGGTACTTCACTTATACCTTTGGTACTGCACTTACCGCAGGTGATGTGGTTAAAACCATTGTGGTGGATGCAGCAGCGAATACATCTGCTGGCTTAGATAAGACTGTTCCTTATACTAATGGTTCACCTGCGACAGTGGGCACTGATAAAACCATTACTGAGATTGTGCATACTGAATCCTTTAGTTTTGACTTCTTGGATTACATTCCTAGTGCTGTTGCAACATTGCCCTCTGCGCCTGATACACCCCCTATAACCATTGTTGGGAGTGATACGTTTGTTCAAGAGTACGATTATATTCAGGCGTGTTACACCTATGTTGTAGGCGCAGTAACACACATTGCTTACTTAACTTATGAGCACGGTTCTGGAACTATTTCAGCTCTTGATGACTTATTTGAGATGAGTGTAGCTACAGGGAAATTCTATCCTAGACTCTATTCTCGCTTGAATAGCCAAAGCTTACCTACCACTCTTAGCACCAGTTCAGCTGAGTACAAATCCAGCAAGAAATTAGCTAAGTTAATGGGTATTGATTGGGTTGAGTGGAGTGCTTCTCTACATTCATCCATTGAAGACATAGGCGATGTAAGACAGATATTCTTAACCCTTGCTGCCCCGATGAATACTACTGACCCTGTTATCATTGAGTACCAATACCGCTACTGGCAGAAGATGTACGATGAGTTAACTACGAATGTCACCACAGGTGCATTGGCAGGTACAGGTGCAAGAATAGGTAAGGTACTTGAGATTAAAGATACTAAGTACACTAATTACATTGGTTTCAATGCAGTCAATGTTACGACAGTCACAGGCACCATTGGTGCGGTAGGTACGTATAACTCCGAGTACGTCAATGCGAAACGTGTTTACACTGATGCCAATTATGCAGCAAACACTGGAAGAGGTGCATTGTCAGCAAGTCTTTTTACCCTACTACCTGCTTACCATGTTTATCGCTATCAAGACACCTTAACAACATACAAGGAAGTTAAAGTGTTTGGAGCAGGTAGTACCCATTCCTTTGAGGGGTTCTCTACAAGTTCAGCAGGTACTGACGATAATTTAGTAATCCCGATAGATAAGACAGTAGTTGTTTATTTATCCAGTAACGAGAAAGAAATACTTTTTGGTAAATGTTTTTATCTGGTTGTTAATCTAACGAAAGTTATTAAGACAGCGTGGTATGCCAGAGGTGCTTTTAAAGTAGTTCTCGTTATAGTTGCTATTGTTCTTGCCTTTTATGGGCAAGCCCCCCTTTCCGCTAAGATACTGGCATTTGTGGTCGCAGTAACAGTAAGTGTAGCGGTGAGCGTGATTATCACTTACCTGATTAAGAAGGGCATTATTACAGGGGATCTCGCAGCAGCTTTAGCAGTAGTAGCTTTTGTACTTAGTGCGCTTAAAGGGGTGGCGAATGTCAACCTACTTAATTTAACTGCTATGCAGTTATTGACCTTCACTTCATTTGCATTCGACATTACAGCTAAAGCTTACACGTATGATTACCAACAGATACAGAAAGAAGCCAGCTCATTCTCACTTGAAGTACAGGAAAAACAAGCAGCTTTAGCCAAAGCTAAAGAGTTGTTAGGCGACCCTCCAATACCGTTGGAATTAGAGTTGCTAGTATCAAATAGTCGCAGTAAAGTGTTCATAACACTTGGGGAATCTCCTGATGATTTCATGGCAAAAGGCTCAATGAATGTTATTGAAACATTACAGGGATTTGTCTCCAACTACGTTGAGATAATGATGCAACCACCAAGCTTACAGCAACTTTTAAACCAGACTCAACGAGGTAACAGTGATGGGCGAATTGAAATATAACTTTGGTGGCACTAACGCCACTACACCTAACGCCTATACAGGTATGTCCATACCTGCCGTGAGCGACTACTTACAGACACTTGTAAAAGCCCCACAGAATATTCCGTTTAGTGGTATGCCTAGTCTGTCTAGTTTATCCCCACAACAGTTAGCGATAGGTTCAGGTATGCCTTTGGCTCCTACAGTTGGGGGTAGTACTTCTGGGTTGAACCTAGATTGGATGAACTCTGACACTAGTGGGATAGTGGGGAATCCTACTGGTTTGAATCTTGGTACAGGTGCAGGCGGTATTAAGCCAATAGCTATGACTGATAAAATCAATACAGGTGTTGGTTTATTCAATTCAGCATTAGGTGCAATCAGTGCATACAAAGCACTTAAGTTAGGTAAAGAAAACTTAGCCTTTCAGAAGGAATCCTTTGCTAAGAACTTTGAAGCAATGAAGGGTACTACCAATGCTGAACTGGCAGATAGACAGGCTAGACGAGTACGGTATGACGCACAAAATGGTCTCAACAACAATCTCAGTGTCTCTGAATACATGGCTAAATACGGAGTGAAGTAACATGGCTCAAATTATATGGAACAATGTTGCTGCACCTAATTTGGGTGAGAGTAACAGTCTATTTGCTCAAGCCATACAGAGCTTGAAAGATGCTGGTGCTGGCTTGAAAGATACTGCTAAGGACTACCAAACGGTAGTCCGTAATAGGAGTCATGCTATTTTACAGGACTATATTAACAGTGCTAAGACTCCTGAAGAATTGCAGTCTGAAGCTTTCAATACTGGCTTCAAGAACTTACAGGCTACCTTAGCTAATGAGTATGATGCTGTTAAGGTTAATGAGTACAGAGACACTCGCGGTGATGTACTGACTAAACGAGCAGGGGATGCTGTTGCTTTAGACCTGAATAGGCTTAATTTAACCAGTGGCACACGCAAAGAAAATACCGCATTAGGTATGGCAGAGTTACAGGGGCTTGTAGATAACCCTACTGCTTACGCAGCAAAAAAAGCTGAACTAACGCAAAAAGGTATTTTTGATGGTAAAGCAGAGCAAGACTTCCAGCTAGGTGTGTACAACATCAAGAATGCCAAGAGAGCTGACGACTTTGGTAATGCCACTTATGATGCCAATGTTGAGAATGCACTAAAAGCTCCTTTTGCCACACAACAAACCATTGATGCTTCTAAAGCGAGTGTGCTTAATCAAGCAGGGCAGTTAACTTTGGCGCAGCAGCGTCTTCAATTTGATAAAGATAAAGCAGCAGCAGAAGCACTACTCAAAGCTAATGGGGGAGATGTACCTTATGACCAGCGACCTGTTAACATTGCTAACAAAATTCTAACGGAACAGAAAAATAAAGTTAGAGTGCTAGAACAGGCTGCTGAGAACGCCAATTTAGGTAAGAGTACGTTCAGTACTATGGATGATGTAGATGCCGCATTTAAGAAAAAGCAGCCGTGGTATAAAACTAGCACCACGTCTAGCGCAATGGATGAAATTAAAAAGATTTTAATAGCAGACCCCACATTTGTGAAATTAGACCCTAAGAGACAGGCTGCTATATACGCTGATACGATTTCAAGAATGGAGAATAATAATGTAGCTGGCGCACATGACTACATAGTGACTGACGGTAATCGTCAAGAATACGCGCAGATGGCTCAGGATTCTATTAAAGCGTTTACAGGTCATATTGGGGTAGCTAAAGGACAAGTGGATGTACTCAATCAAGATACCGTCTTACGCCTAAACCGTGAGGCACAGGTACCCTTACAAACTGCACAAGATATGGTTGCGTATGATATGGGGAGGGTTGACACTAACCCTAATGCTAATGCTAAACCTGCTGCACAGACACCTTTACAAGCTACTAATGCAGCTAAAATAGCAGGGTTACAGGAGAAGCTAAACACTAAAGGGCTAGACGTACTACAGAAAGCGAGTATCGAAAAGCAGTTGAACGACTTAGGTGCTACACCTCAAACAGTTACTCCTGTAGCAGGTACAGATGCAGATTATCAAGCAAACTTTAATTATACACAACAAGCTTTAAATAGTCCTGGAGCTAATGTATCTGGTATACTTGCTAAATTTAAAGCTATGTATCCTAATGCTCCTCAACCAGTTGCTGGTGCTCAAGCTAAACCTGCCACTCCTGCTGCACAACCTACTGCACAAGCAGAACCTGCTGTTGTTAAACCTAAGTTATCTGCAGAAGAGCAAAAGAAAGCTGACTTTGAAGCTGCATTTTTAGCTAAATTAAATGAAGAAACAGACTTTCAAAAAGTAGCTAAAGCTGGTAAAGCTATTATAAAACCTGTAGTAGAGTTTTTTGATAAGTATGAAAATGATGTAAAAGCTCAAGCAGATCTTATTGATGCTTTTTCTAAACATGCTAAAGACAAATTAAAAGATAAAACTTTTGTTTCTAAATTATCACCAAATGCAAAACTTAAACTAGAAGAATTAGCTAATGACTCTGGTGCTAAAATGTACGAAAGACAACAGTCTGGTACAGAAACAATGCTTACTCTAGGTACGTTGGCTATAGGTGCAGGTATTACTATACCTACAATCAAAGGCATTACTAAAATGATTGCTGGTAAAGCTGCTAAATCTGCTGCTAAAAAAGAAATGGATTCTATTCCTAGTAGTGCTCCTGCTATAGAACAAAACATGGCACAACTTAAACAAACTCTTTTAAGATTATCTGAGGGAGAAAGGATTGCTAAACTACGGTCTTTAGGTTATAAAGCAGAAGAAGCTGCTAAAGTTTTAAAAGAAATGAATAAACCTATTCCAGGAAGAGAAGCTTCTGCAACTCAAACACCAGCCTTGTTTAACTAGGAGTAATTCTTTTGTTATTAAACCTAGATCAGTTCTTACCAAAGAAGGAAGAAGCATCCTCTACGATTGTTCCAGAAGCTATCTGGACAATTGAGAGTGGTGGCAAGCAATATACTTCTGACAATAAAGTAGTTACTTCTCGTACAGGTGCTTTAGGCATAGGTCAAATACAACCTACTACTGGTCCTGAAGCTGCTGCTCTAGCTGGTGTTGAGTGGAATCCTTGGTCTCTTGCCTATGATGAAGACTATAACAAAACTCTTTCTAAAGCTTACTTAAAGAAGAAACAAGAAGACTTTGGTGGTGATGAGTTAAAAGGTGTAGCTGCTTACAATGCTGGTACTGCAGGTGTTCAAAGAGCTATTGCTAAAGCAGAGAAAGAGGGTGGGTCTTGGAGAGACTATCTTCCAGAAGAGACTAAAAACTATATCGTTAGATA